AGCAACGTCGCCTAAACCAAGGTTTAAGAGAGTCTGCGCAACAGCTGCTGGACCAGCGTCTTTAATTTCAGATAAGTTATTACCGATTTTTAATAATAAGTTTCCTAAATCACTAACTGCTTTTGGCGTAGCTGCCAGTATCTCGCTGTTGCTATTCGTCGCGTTACTTAATTGAACAATACCTTTTTGAGTTAATGAGGCGTCTTTAAGTTCTGGAATACCTTCTGCGATAAGATATCGTATAGCCTCAAGCACTTGAGCGCGATTACTCTTATCTAAAGAAATGCCAGCCGCATCAACAATTCCCGCCAGTTCTTCCTGCACGGCATCAAAGTAATCATCATCCAGCGCGGTAGCCGGTACGCCAGTCTGTGGGTTACCACGGGTAAAGCCGTTCTTGCCCGCGCCAAATTTATCAACCTGGGCGGTTGGGGTATCAATACGATGCATAAAGAGTTACTCCGGATAAAGAAAAGTCACATAAGTGTGCGAAGGACAAAGTTTGTTAATAACGCATTCAGCCGTGGTATCACCCCACGTTCTCAAGCTATCGCTACAGACGGAGACACAGATCATCTCTGTTATCTGGGTGACATGCGGCATGTTGACCCGCCACCAGTAGCGCCACTCGTCTGCATAAAGCGAATCAACACAATTAGAAGTGCAGCGAAAAACATCACTTTCAAACTGGGTGATCGTGGCATCCGGATAGCCCAATGCCGCCAGTTGTGCCAGATAAAACGCCTTATTAATCCCGCCAGTGACATTGATTTTTGCATCCAGTCGCTGCTGCCGCTGGGCTAGAGTCTGTACGCCGGGCGGGGCGCAAGAGTCCGGCAAGCCAGCTAATTGCTCATAGCGGTCAATCAACTCAGTGGTGGTGCGTGGGTCAATCTCTACCATCAAGCCATCCCCACGCCGATGGGCGCGGGAGTAGGACGGTGCCAATCCCAGCAGTAGGGGATCATCCCCCTCCCATGCAGGGCCGCGCGGCAGGAGTTTTTTTAATAACTGGCTATAGCTGTCGGTTAAGTCCACGTTAGATCTCCCACAACGGGCAGTTCAGTAGCGGCCAGCGGTATATCATCGGTCGGGCTGACCAGAACGTGCTTGTATTCCCCGGTGGCAATACTGATGGCCTCGCTAATACGCGAATGATCCAATGTTGCACCGGGGACACCATCACGCATGAACATGGCGCGCAACTCCGCTATAACCGCATAGCGCACTTCAGGTGTATCTGGGGTGAGGCGAATATGGAACGGCACCACTTTTGCTACTGGCGCGAGAATATAGAGGCTGGCCCCTGCCACCGGAGCCAGCGGTAAGATGTGATCACGCACCGCGCTGACCACGGCGTTATCCGGGATGGGGTTTTCAAGATTGCTGTTGGCCACCATCACACCGACCGTGCCAGTTCCCATCCAGTGGCGATAAGTCCAGGCACGAGTGACGCCGGGTACCTCTTTAGCCCAGATAATGTAATCGCCATCAGCGCCACCCTGCGGGGTGTAATACCAGCGTTCGATTATTCGTGCGCGCCACTCGTCCACTGGCTCCACATCAGTACCGCCCTCGATGCTGTCAGCGGCGGCAGATGATGGCAAACCGTTAATCGGTTGAGTCAGCACCATACCGATACCATCATCTGTATTACCTACAGTACCGGCAACAGAACAAATCACCGGTACCCGCAGAACCCCCGCAACAGCAGTCGCCGTCGCCGTGGTGGTGTACTCCTGCAAATCATCGCGCTGAATAATTCTGCCGGCAGGCACTTCAATACCGTTGGTGACCCCCTCCCAGCGCACAAAACCGGTCGCCGTTGCAGGTTCCTTGCGTGGGCAGCGCTTCATATTGCCGTGTCGCGCTAGCCAATCCTCATCACACTGATCCGGTAACAGGTTGCGGGCCAGATAATCGATATAGCCGTAAACGGTATGCACCGCCGCTGCATGCACCCGGCTGTAAACCTCGGTGTCGGTACGGCGCAGCACGGCATCAGTTTGGAAGCGAGAATTAAGGTCACTGCGGATTTGGGTAATAAGTTGGGGAAGTGTCGGGCGGTTAAATCCGCTGTCAGCCATTGAGTGCACTCCATAAATCATCAAATGTGATTAGCTGAGAACGGCCATCGTTGCGATACAGGGTTATCTCGGCGGTCAGTATCTCGGTACCGCGCCGCTGCACATTGATGGCTATTCGTGAAACTATGCCGTCGTCTTTTAGCCAGGCTAGCGCCTGTTCTAAGTAACCTCTGGCCAATTCGACTGTGTTATTGGTCAGTGTGGTGCGCTGAAGCAAGTACAAACGCGATCCAATACGGTCATTTTGTATCGTGGGATAGCTGTCACCCCACCACCCCATGGGCTGCTCCGAATCATCATCTGGATCAGCACGACGCCAGGTAAAAAGAGAAATAATCACTGCGCGAGTGAGATTATCAGTGGGCGTGGAGGCTGATTGTTGCTGGCCATTCACCATCAGGATCATGAGTTACTCCATCTTCTGGTTAGGCTTATCGGTGTTCGGCTCACCGTGCGGGTGAGTGTGCGAGTTGAATTGACCGCGCATCGCCGCCATAGTGCCGGTTTTATCTTGAACATCAGCCGCAGACTCGACATTGCCCTGAACTTTGATCTGACCGCTGGCTTCAATCAGTGGCGTGTTGAATACTGCTTTTTCCTCGGCGTTCACAATAAACTGTTTGGTGTTCAGCTCTATTTGGTTACCGCGCTTGAGAATAATGCTGTCGCCCTCATCGCTATAAATGGCCACCTCGCCAGACTCCAGCCCTTTAATCCGGTAGCGACGATCAGCCACCACCAACACCACCCCGTGCGAGCGGTCACCATCGGGGAATGCGGCGAACGCCTCGGCCCCCTTGTGGGCGGCGCTGGTAAAGCCATAAGGTTCCAGATGTTCGATGTTGTCTTTCAACTCATCCGCAATCATCTGAATTTGCAGCATCTGGTTTTTACTGCTGGAATCAAGGCGGCGAACCACCGCCCGAACCAGCATATTGGATAGCCCGCGCTGTATCCCATCCAACAATCGACTCATTAGAATTCGTCCTCTTCGGCTTTTTTGCGGCGCTGTTTGTTTGGATTGGGTGGTTTTGGCAGATAGGCATCAGCGGGGCCGATCCGTAACTGGGTGATCGTCCCCTGTTCGTTTTTGCTGTAAGTCACCTCCGCGATTAACATTTCGCGGTTGTTAAAGCCCAGCACCGGATCGAACACCGTGACCAGTTGATTGGGCGACCACAAATCGCCGTTCCCCTGCCGCCAGCCCTGCACTGTATAGGTCACTTCATCGGTACGCGCTGCCCGCCGTAGCATCTCAAACTGGCTGCGCTCAATCACCGATCCCCCCGTGGCATTGCCGCTCTGCTTAATCACCATAGGTCGATAACGGCTGACGCCACCGTCTACCGTTTTAGCCCGGATCGCATTGGTCGTGGCCGCGCCAAAATCGTCGTCATTACCCGACCGTTGACCGGCAACTACGTATTCAGAAAAGCGGTCTTTAATGCTCTGCTCGGTGTCACAGGAAATGATATTTTCACCCAGCACCAGTGCGGTAACAGTGCGTGAGGCTCCCACCGGGCCAATTACCAATGCGCCAGCTGGATTGTCATAGGCCAGCACCTGCTGAATGCCCATCATTTTATCCAGCACATCGACCACAGTTTCGCCGTAATCCACCTGCAGCCCCTGCATCGGCGTGTTTTCCACTCCGACATTGACCACCGAGACACCAAAGGGCGCGGCCAGCTGGGTCGCTATCTGGACAAAAGAGCGGCCGGTAAACTGAGTTATCAGGGCAGCACAGTCGATCAGGTCTTCGGTTTTGCTGCGACCGACAATGCCCACCGATACTGAGCGGGCGTCATAGCGTACCGGTGTGGCATCGATATAGCCGGTGACTACCAGGTCAGTGCCGATCAACACCGTGACCGCATCGCCCTTTTTCACTCTGGGCTGCAGGTGTCCGGCCTCTTCGCTGCCGGGCCATTGGCGGGTAATTTCCACATTAAAATCACGAGCCAAACGTTCGATACCGGCCGAGATAGAGACCGAAGTCCAGCCTACCCACTCGCGGCCATTGACTCGCAACGTGACATCATTATTCATCGAATAGGCACCTGTAGTGTTTTCACCGGCACAAAGCCGGGATGGGTGATTTGATTGCGACCGATAATGTCAGTTTCGCGCGCCGCCGAGTCATACCAGTCAGCCGCCAGCACCAGCGCGGGCAGCACTTCATCAGGGGTGCGGAAGGTGGTTTTTTCTATCTGCTCGAGCCGCATGCTGATATCGCGATTCACATCAGCGCGCACGGTATTGATCGCCAGAAACAGTGCATCATCCGTCACCCGCAACAGCTCCTGATCAATGGCGGTATTGAGGGTGTCGCGGATCTCTGTCAATGCCTCGTAGGTTACCGGCGGGGTCACGATCACGCTGTCGCTAAGCGACGTGACCGCCGGATGAGTGACCAGCGGCAGTTGCGCCTGTGGGGTCACCGTGGCAGTCAGTGGCGGGCGGGCCTGTGGTAAATCAGCTACGCTCTGTGCGGCTTCAGTCAGTGCGGTAGTACGGATGGCCTGAGCGACAACATTGCGCTGGGTCGTCTGAGTCTGAATGGTTTTGCTGTCCGTTTTCCATACCCCGCGTGGAGCCAGATCACGGCCAACAGTAAAGCCGCTCAGCCCCTTAATTTTGTTAATAATGTCGTCGCTGTTACCCAGCAGGCTATTACCCGAACGCCACATGCGTTGTAGGCGATTAACGAAATTCATGCCGGAACTGGGCGGCATTAACAGCACCGACAGATCGCCATCGAGCAAGCGGCCCGCGTCAGCAATAGCCGAGTTCACACCGTCAAAGGTTTTGATGGCAGTGTTCATCATATCGCTGGCATCACTGATCACGCCGTTCTGGATAAAGTCAGCCATCCCCTCCAGCCCGAAATCCTTACCGAATGCATCTGTCACACAGTCGGTCATGGCATCACAGGAGGAAACCAGCTTCTGTCCAGTGGCAACACCGGAGGTGGGGAAAGAGAGTTCACCGGCTTCAACAAAATTAAAACTGATGGTACACATACGGCCATCAGCCGCGCTATGGCTAACCCTGATCTCACCGTCAATACAGACATTTAGCTCGCCATACTGCGGGTGAATCAATTTCCCCGGCCCGGCCTGATTAATGGCGGTGATCAGTTGATCACGTTGTGCCTGGTAATCATCACCAATCAGATAGGCAGAAATGGTATCGCGCCGCGTCACCCGTCCCAGATCTTCGGAATATGGCTTATCGCGGTTGGGGTATTCGTGGGTTTGCGTCCTGCGCCCGAACGTGGCCTCATCATCCTGCGTTTTAAATGGCACCCCACGAAACGAGGCCGGTAATAGCTTATCTTTCCAGCTCATACATTCTCCGGGCGAAAAAAAACCCACCGAAGTGGGTTATATTCTTAGTGGTCTAACAATTACTCAACAACGGTACATTGAGACTTGTGCTCACCTTTATTCTTTCCATTGCTGGTATTCACTATTGTTTCGACATGCCCTGAATTTCTCATAGAGATCGAGACTGTGCCGTTTGGAGCGTTGTAGTGATACTCCCATCCAATAATGTTTTTCACCGTCATATCATCAAAGTCTAGAGAGTCTGGCCACATGCCGCCATGTGCCGAAGGGTTAAGGCTAAATGTTTCGGGTTTACTCACCACGAGAATTGGCTGCGGATTCAGATTACTACCATTAATAATGATGGCCTCCTCGACACCGCTGCATTTTAAATTAATTGACCTAACCGCTGGCTGACCTTTCTCGTCTTTCCCATCGTTAGCAACAAACTGATTAAACTCAGTGACTATTTTAGATTGTTGATTTTTTGCCTTTGGTGTAGAGGCAATAGATGCAGAAGATAAAAGGACTGATAAACATAGAACAATACAAAATGAGTTTAATTTCATTAGCTTCTCTGTTTATTTTCTATTGGAAAACGGACTGTAACCTACATCATAACCCACGCCAAAACCAGACTGATTAGTTTTAGTGCCGACAATTGCCATACCCGGAGGGGCATTATCAAATTTAACGGTAATTTCTCCATTGACTGCCTGAGGTCGAGCAGAAGCTAAAGGCACCTTAGAGTTTTGACTGCCATCCATATTTAGCAGCTCTTTCATGCGTGGGATAAATCCAGTGTAGCCTCTGTCTTGCTCCCCTTTTTTCAGCCTATCAACCAAAATTTCCCCTTTGGATTTATTGGTAGCCTGAGCCTCTTTATCCAGATCGTCCAGTTGCTTAAATAAGCTGATGATCACGCCAATAGTGACCATTCGACCACCATAAGAGATAAGTGTTTTTAATGCACCATTAAGACCTCTGACACCTGCGCCACCAGCATTGATTCCTTTCAAAAATGAGAAGGCAAAATCGCCCGCCATATACAAGGCCAGCCCTTTCATTGCTCCTTCCCACCCACCCATCATATCAACGATAGGTTTAATCTGGTTCCAGACATCTTTAAATACCGGCCCCACCGTATCCCAGTTAGCCACAATTAACGCCCCCGCGCCGATCAGCAAGGTAAGTAATTTACCCAGCGGTGACATTTTGGTGACGAAATTCATAATGCCGATTGCTTTCGTTACCGCTGTAACACCAGTAGCAACAGAAATTAAATAAATCCCTAATTTAAAAACTGTCTTTATTAATTCAGGGTTGGCCTTAACCCATTGCCGAAACTGCTCTAATAAAGGTTTAAGCTCTTTAGTACCCTCGGTAATATAGGGCAGGAACATATCTCCGAGAGTAATACTGGCAATCTCTAACTGATTCTTCAGTAATTGAACTGCGTTGGCCGTGGTTGCTGCTCTGGATTCATATTCTTTTTGCATTGAACCGGCATACACCTGAGCATCTGCAACTTTATTAAAATTCTCCCTCAGTAAATCCATATTGGTTAAGAGAGGTGCTATAGCCCCTAGCGATTCTCTACCAAATAGCGCCTCCAGTGCGGCAGCCTGCTTAGCTTTAGGTAATTTAGCGACAGAATCCAATACCTTTAAAATAGCGGTTTTGGAATCTTTCTGCATATCCGCAGCCAGTTGCTTAGGATCTATTTTTATAGCTTTTAGCACTTTCCCCTTTAACCCTTTACCAGTTCCTGAGGTAAGCGACAGCATAAAGTTTTTAATGCCTGTTGAAGCTATTTCCGACTCTACTCCCATCCCAGCGATAGTCGCCCCCATTGCGGCGATTTCCCCAGATGCAAGCCCTGCTACACTACCGAGCGGGCCAATTCGAGTCACAATCTCAGATATTTTTGCAGCGTTAGCAGGACCATTATTCCCTAGATAGTTAACCTTATCTGCCAGTGTCACAACCTCACTTTGCGTCAGTTTAAACGCTGTGCGCCACTGAGCCATCATCTGGCCAGATTCTTCTGCCGTCTGATCGAAAGCAATACCCATTTTCACTGCATCGGTCGCAAATGCCTTTAAATCACTTCGGGCAATACCCGCCTGACCACCAGCAGCCACAATCGCGGCTATTCCATTAGCAGCCATAGGGAGTTCTGTGGAAAGCTTTAATATATCTTCGCCCATCTCCTTAAACTGAACCGGAGTGTCAAAATCCACAACCTTGCGCACATCAGCCATGGAGGATTCAAACTCCATTGCCTGATTAATTGGGATAATGAAGGCACCACCAATGGCCGCGCCCATCATCGCCACACTTTGCATAACGTCTTTAAATTCCCCCTTAAACTTACGCAGATCCTTCTGCATTGTTGTTAGCGCCGGAGATAATTTATTGACGCCAGTAATAATCGCTTTTAACTGAAAACTATCTGGCATTATTTAGCTCCGAATTAATGCGCTCAGCCTGCTCCTCCATCTCTAATATTTTGGATAACGGGCAAGCCATGACGGTAAGAGGGTTAATGCGCCAAAAATAGGCAATGTTATAAATGCGGCGAGTTAACTCACCGACACTTCTGATGCCGTAAAAAAACCAACAATCTGCATTGAGATAGTGACCAAGTCTTTCGGCAATAATTGCTTAGCTGATGAAGGAGGAATGTCGGCCAGTACCGGTAAATATGCCAGCGTACAACTCATGTCAATTTTAGCGCTGCCGTGATCCGAATAAGAGAACGGCATACCAAACTTGGCAATTTCATCATATTCAGGCGCGCGAATAGTTAATTCTTTGACCTTTTCCCCACCCACGGTAATTTCTTTGGTTAATGTCACAATCATTGGTAAAAACCCTCTTGTCCGTGGAATTCCATATCTACTGTGCCTTCTTCAGCATTGTGGTTCGCTTCGCCATGTAGCCAGGCACTGGAAAGTACATACACCTGACCATTTGCCAGCTCGCTGGTGATGGTCATGGTGTCTGCGGAAATGATCTTGCTGATGGGATAGTCTTTCGGGACTTTAAATGTCCCTTTGGTATAAGGGGCGCGGTGAGTTTCTTTGTAATCCACTGAGCCATCCAGCCCGATCACATCGTCTTTCACCGCGGTGTTCATTGGCACCTCGATGCCGCCAGTCAGAGATAATTGCTGACCATCAATTTTAAAAAAGCACGTGCCGCCAATTCGAGCCATTTAGACCACCTCTTCGTTATATTGCAGACGGAACTGATTAAGCAGCGCAAATACTCGCAGCTGGTTGACGTAATCAGGCGGGAACAACACATCAAGGCGGTTGGGATTATCCGCGTTGCGCTCGACAATCAGGTATTGCTTGAACAGCTCAAAGTTCTCAACAATGCCCGCGCGTTCCAGTTGGCGATAAACGGAAAGCATCTCGCCTTTAATCACATTCGGCGTGACAATCGCCTGACCTGCCCCAAAACGGGTACCATCGTTCGCCAACTTATGGCGTGGATACTTGCTGGTGATCACCGACTTCAACCGGCGCAGGACATAAGCACTGGTGTGCAACGTTTCACTATCAAGGAAACTGTTATCCGCATTACCGTAGGTGTTTTTCTGATACGTAGTGATATCACGCTGAATACGCAACACACCGCCGTCACCGTAGGCGGTGGCAATGCCGTGGGTTAACAGTGATTGTTGTTCTGACAGAATGAAGCGTGTCCCCACCGGAGCCGGAAGTGCATCATTTAACAGGCCGGTTTGCGTAGGTCGCGCCGGATCATTGCGAATAAACACCGAATTACGCGCAGTTCGTGCTGCAATCAGCTCATCCGTTGCCATCTGTACGCCGGTTTCATAGCCAGCAATGGTCAGATGTGGGTCGTTGAACGTGGCACCAAAAGCCACCAGATCCGACAAATCACCCACTTTTGCGGTGTACACATGGCCGTATAACTGCCGTGACCAGCTCCAGCGCCCGGTATCGTCGTTCATCTCTTTGCCGATAATGGCCAGTGATGCCGAGTCATTGAATGGGAAAGCGATAAAATCAAACAGCTCATCACCCAGGGTGGCAATGGTGGCAGACAGGTTTGGCGCACCGGCCCCGCCAGTCAGCGGAACAATTGCCAAATTCACGCCGGATGGGTTCTGTTCTCCACCGACAGTGCCGCGATAATTCAGGCTGACAGGCAAGCCATTACCGGTTAAGCCGCTGTTTTTGGCCGTAAGGGTGACAACACCCGCAGCAGCAATTGCTGTCACCGGTAAATCAACCAGCGCATTTACCGCAGCGGCGATGCTGGTAGCGATAATCGCCGGAGTATCCAGTGCGGTGACAATCACCTGTACTCGAGTAGAACCAAGATAAATAGAGAGAGCGCCGGAGGCTTGCGCGGTACCCGTGACAGTGAGTGTGCCGGTTGCCGGGTCGCTCGATACTTCAGGGACAGCAACTACCCACAACTCACCAAAGGGATCAACAGATCGGTATGCCGCAACCATACGGGCCAGCTGACTACCCCGCCCGGCCACCTGCCCCGCTCGATCTGCTGACGGCATAATAACGAGCGTATTCTTTTCAATCGAACTGGTTGCCAGTGCGTGGGCGATAATGAGCGAAGGCCCACTGTCCTGTGCCGTATTTGCCGCGCTATTATCCATTTCGGCAAAGAACAACGGCACCCGTAAATCATTAGGGATGTTGTTAAAATTCATTGTTTTTTGGCCTTCTGCTCAGGTTGAACGATGGGTGCCAGTGGTGCGGTTTCTTCGGGTTCTGCGGCCTTTACGGTCACTTCTCCTGACGCTATCCGGCGGTACCAGTAAATATTCTCATCGACGTTTCGGCCCTCTGCGGGCAAAAAGTCACCTCTAACCGGGTCAGGAACTGACCGGCCATCTTTGGGGATCACATGCATAAGGGGTTACTCGTCGTTAAGGGGGATGTTTAACTTGTGTTCAATGGTGCCGTCAGGGGTCATAAAATCGACATCCACCATGATTTTCTCCAGTTCTTCAAGTTGCTGAAGGTCGTCCCACTGATGGGTATCTTCGACTGTGATATCCCGCGTGGCTGAGAAATCATATTGGTAATAAAGATGAGCGCGGTTCATATCCAGCAGGTTGCCACCGTCATACTGAAGCGGGTCATAGCAAGATTCAGGCTCCCAACCCAGAAGCGCTTTAAACAACTCGGCCCGTACATCATCCACAGCATCAAAGGCGGCTTTTTGTCCGCGCTGATCTGCACTGTTATTCACCACTACCACCACGGCAAACCCATCAGTAATTGTCTGCCAATAGTCAGTTTTTGACCGTTGTTCACCGGCAGTGTCATTCGTCGGGATAATCCATGCACTGGGTAGTGCCATCTTGCCATTTTCGAGGAGCAGCTCATATTCTGCCGCCCCAGACACTCGCCCCTCAAATGACGGGCAGCGCAGGCGTAAAGCGGCAATAACGAGGGATAACTTCATTTAACCACCACTGATTTTTTTAGTGCACTGAACAGTACCTTCTCAGACCATGTGCGCCGACTGGCCAGCGCCTCTGTCATGAAGTTTTTACGGGGCGCAATTTTCCAGCCACTCCCTCCTGAAGCACCTTTTCGGTGACTCTTACCTCGCCTGGCCTTGCGTTTCACCCCGTAGAACAGGAACGCAGGGTAGAAATCATCACCAGAAGGTAGTCTGGTTGCTCGCCTGCCCCCTTTTTGGTTGGGCGCGATACGTACCATAAAGCCGGGACGTCCGCCTGATGGTGAGGGGACTTTATAGCCTATCGATTTTGATAGCCCGCCGGTGCGGGTACCAGGTGCTTCACCCGCCTTTGATATGGCATGGCGCGCTACCAGTCGCCGCGCCTCGTCTTGCACACCCCGCCCCACTTTAGCAAAGGCGTTTCTGACCCTTTTCTGGTTGAATTCCAGCTCTTTAGGTTTATCAAAATCGACGTGCAGATATAAACCACTGGTAGAACTTTCCATTCCCATTAATGCCCCTCCCCGATAGCTTCCACGGTACCCAGCTCTTCAGCAGTGATAACCAGAAAGCGGCTGGCTTCATTCAAGTTGGTGGTTCCCTTGACCCGGTAAACCATTTTATTGATCACCACCTCATCATCGGTGGTGACACCCATTCGGTAGCGGATAACAATGCGGTGAGTAATGGCAACATCAATCTGTACCGAGCCGATACGGACAGAATCACCAATGGCTGACAGCTTTGCCCAGGTATCGAACTTATTGTGATAAAGGGTATCAACACCCATATGACCGTTGCCGGGCACATCTTCGCGGGTGCGGAACTGGGCGCGTTTGTTTAGTTCACCGGGAGCCGGTGGCCGATAAGTGGCGTTGATTTCAGTGAAGCGGCGTTGAGTCATGGGCTAAACCTGTAGGAACCGACCAGAAAATAAAAACTCATCGGCACTTCTGACTGTTCGTAATCACTTACTGATGAGCGGTTTTCATACCAGTGACTAATGAGTGCCAACATAGCCAGTTTGATATCACTACTGGCAATAAGCCCATCAGGATCGGTTTCCGGCACCTCAGTCTCATAAATATTCCGGTTTAAGTAGCGGGTAACTCTCTTTTCTGCTGCGTCAGCATAAAGTTTAAGTAACTCATCTTCATGGGTAAATTCCGGATCCATTCGACACTGAGCTTTTATCTGATCAATTTCCAATATCATGATTAGCTCCCAGATGTCTTATTTTTTGCTTTTCTTGTCCGCTGGCTGCTCTGGCTGCTCTGGCTGCTCTGGCTGCTCGTCAGCTTTTTGATCCGGCAGTTGAAAATCAACCGATTCCAGAATGTTTAACTGTGAAGCAATAACCAGAACGCGATCGGGCAGCTCTTCATACTCACCGGCAGGCAGGGTTTCAACGTGGCAACCATCAGGGGACCACTCAAGATTTTTAGTCAGTTTGTGCATAGACACCTCAAAAGAAAGGGGCCATAGGCCCCAGTGGATTAATTGGCAATGTTATGCAGCAGCGCCAATTTTCAGCAGCTTGATAGCCTGAGAATCAGCTAGCATCCCACCAGTACGCTTAGTGGTATAGAAACCGACAAACGGTTTATTGGTGTATGGATCACGAAGAATGCGAGTGCCGATACGGTCAACGATGGTATAACCGCGCTTGAAGTTACCGAAAGCAATAGCCTTAGCATCAGCTACGATATCCGGCATTTGCTCGTTTTCAGCAATGCCATAACCAGCCAACATAGACGGCTGATCAAGTTCCAAGCCCGGACGCCACAGATAATCACCGCGCTCATCTTTCAAAATGCGAATTTTGAACAATGAGTTGTTATTCATCATAAACTTAGCACCTTTGCGATGAACTTTGCGCAGGGTGTAAATCATTTGAATGATACTGTCGGCTGTTACTGCAGCGGCGGCACCAGACAGAAGGTGTTGCAGCTTACCAAATTCACGTACGCTATCTTTCTCATCAGTTGAGGTATATGCCAGAAAACCTTTTGGTTTCAGAACGCCGGTTCCGTTAGTGAATGCAATTTCTTCCTGTTCCGAGAATTCCAGACTCAAAGAACTATTAATCCACGATTCGACATCAAAGAAACCATCATCAAGCATGGTCTGAGTAGCTTGTGGATTACCGTAAATTTCACCCATAAATGGAACAATTTGCGCTAACTGCGGTGTATTAGTTGCCGGACGAGCCGCTTGCTCTCCCACCCAGCCAGAACCTGCACCATGTAGGTTAACCAGTTTTTTGTAGTCGCTGGTGCCTACAGTAATGACCGTGGATTCCTGACGCATGATCACTTCATCTTTCAGGATATCCAGCAAAGTACGATCCAGCTCTTCAGGTACAGCATAACCACCATCAGCATCAGTACCGGTATTCAATGCCTTTTGCTCAAGTTCACGCAGGCCATCTTCTTTACCCTTGCGAACAAACTGCATAAAGGCAGATTTGTGCTCGGTCGCTGTTTTGGTGTTGGTACCGCCGCCAGGGCGTTTCAGTGATTTAATTTCATCTTCCAGACTGGTTTTTAAGTTGTCCAACTCTGACAACTTGCCGTTTAATGTTTCAACATCACCCGCCAACTTGCCTTTTTCCTGCTCGATCGCATCAATGCGCTTGTCATTTTTCTCTTTAAACTCAGAGAATCTCTGATTAAGTTCCTGCGCGACCTGCTCTACATCTTTAGTTTCAACAGCCATGGGTAATTCTCCAAATTAAAATTTAATAGATTTCAGTGCATTAAGCGCGTTATTAACCTCATCTGCATCACGCAGAGAGATTGCGCCATATCCTTCAGCCATAAATGCTTTGGCCTGAGTGCGAGAAAGCCCAACGTCGCGCAGGACTCTTTCAATACTTTTAGGGGATGGGGTTTCACCGCGGGCAAAGGCAGATTTCACATCACTAACCCGCGCCTCATCGTTAGACGGAAATGTCACTGGGCTAACTTCCCACAGATCAATTTCCTTCAGTAAAAAAGCTTCTTTAGCACGGTCATACTCCCAATCCTTGAGCATGTACCCAATAGAAAGGCCGGTTAAAGAACCGGCCTTCATGTGTGCGTGAGCGCGTTTGGCGAGTGGGTCATCGTCAATTAACAATCGCCCCTTGACGAATAGTCCAACATCATCCTCTTTCATTTCGGTATAAATGCCGATCGGCTCATCCATACAGTGCTGCCATAACATGGCAGGCAGGGCGTTTTTATCTCGCCATGCATTCAGTGATTTGATGAAAGCACCCGGTACAACAATATCGTCATAGCTGTCTTTCACGCCAAAGACTGAGCCGTAGCCCTCAAACTCTCCCGAGTCACTGACTGATTTCAGCTTTAGCGGGAAATCCATGCGTTGCTTAGTCAGCATGTTTTTGATCCTCAGTAGGTTTGGTTTTGCTTTCTTGCGGTTTAGTGGTCATGTTCATTGGGGTGAGGTAGATGTCACCGCCCGGACGTGGGTTTCTATCTTCCAGCTCCAGGCAATCATTCGGGGAGAATATGCCCCAGTTAATTCCGGTCGCATAAGACTCAAAACGAGACTTCATATCTCCCCGTAATAACGCCCCAGCATTGAATTTGGCGTAAAATTCACCCTGCTTTGATTCGCGCACCAGACCGATATTGATACGTTGTTCAATCCGGGTGAGGTAAGGCACCAAAGAATAATTAATAAAACCAATACCGAGATTCTCAATATTACTGAATGTTGCATGGTCGGTGTTTTGCACCAGATGCATGGGAACCCGAAACAGGCGGCATATCTCTTCAAGTTGAAATTTACGGGTTTCAAGGAACTGGCTATCTTCAGCGTTCATTCCCATCGCTTTCCAGTCGAGGCCCATCTCAAGGATCATTGGCTTATGGGCATTTTCCAGCCCAGAGTGCCTACCCTCAAAATCGCCCTTAAGCCGCGCATACGCCGCATCACTCAAAGCCTGTTCAGTACGTAGAACACCTGATGTCACTGCACCATTTTTGAATAGCCGCGAGCCGTGTTCTTCAGTGGCCAACCCCAACGATATCGCTTCACGAGCATAGGCTATGGGGTTTAATCCATTAAGCCCATCAAGTGTGAGAATACGAACATGCCAAATATCATCTTGCGATAGAACGTCTGTGGTGCCATCTGGAAAGGTGACTCGGTATACCGGTTCCCACTGGCTATTCAGCTTAGGTTCAACGCTGCCAGGGTCGAGTGGCAATAACTCCACCACCTCACCTAGCGCTTTGACTTTATAGGCGTAGAAGTTGCCGCGAAGACATAAGCAAACAATCAGTAGTTCCCAGAACTCCTGTGGGGTCATGTATCCATTAGGTTTGAGAGATAAGAGTTTTGAGAGCCGCTCTTTGGGGACTTTTTCCCGCCGACCGTTCGCTGATTTATAAAGGTTGCAAGGCAACATACCGACTGACTCAGCCAAGACACGAATACAACCAAACACAGCGGTAAGGCGCATCGCTTTTTGGCTACTAACTCTCAAACCGGTATAAGTGTCGTATGTCATGCCCACTATTTCGGCTAATTCAGCGGGAGTGGTCACGCGAGCGGTATCCGGGGTGGACTTAAACATATTTGGAAAAAACATTAAGCCCCTCCATCATTGTTATTGGGCTTTTGAGCCACCGATCTGGACACCAGATAAGACCATGCCAGGCATAAGCCACCAGCAACCGAGAATCCCAATGCAGGAAAAGTTAGCCATGCGCCATACGACAGCAACACAGCCCCGATAAGCCCTACAATCAAGGACAATATTGAAAGAAATTGGATCATAAAGTTGCCTTTAAAGAGAGCGGATACCATGAGAAACAAGGTGATCAGAAAGAGTTTTTTCGATGTCGTTCAACATAGCCCGACCAACCGCCATAATTCCCGCAACAGCCCCATCAATTTTGTTTTCATCACCCTGCTTGGTTGGCCGCACCCGATCATCACTGCCTGGGTAATAGCGACCAATCACGTTGGTCATACACCATTGCATGATGGGGTTGCCGTCATGATGAAAACGCCCGGCAGCAAGGGCCGCTTCAATCTCCCGCATTGGATCACTCATATTGGTAAAGTTTTGCGTGATGATAATGGGCGACACCCCCTCTTCATCCAGAAGATGTGAAAGACTGGTTGCGCCATGTGGGTCAATTGGGGAAGAAACTATTTTTACCTGCTTATTCAACTTGGATATTGTTTCAAAAATAAGCCGGTTATCCACTTCCGCGCCGTCCGTGGGGATTAAAAAGCCCTGCTGAACGAAGTTTTGATAACGTTCTGCGGTGCGTTTTAGCTCGGTTGCGGTTGAATAGATGGTATCTTCCGGTGCCCAGAACATCGCGCCGACGCAGTAATAATGTTTCCTACCGTTTATTTCCCGCATGAATATTGGGCAAGCGCAGTTCAAGTCCAGCTTGGAAGCCAGGTCGATACCGAGATAGCACTCTTCCCCATTAAACTGCTCTAAGGTGAGCGATTTATCCGTTGCATCCTTCCACTTCTCCATATTGTAATAAGCTGATTTAGCCGTTACCCAAATGTTGAAGTGTTTGGTTTTAATCTTGTTGGTCTGGCTCGGGGTCGAAATGGCCAGTTGCTGTTTAGCCCGCAGAAAATCGGGCTCAATGGAAACCCCCATATTGGGGTTGGCTTTAGCTAATGCCTCTGGCTGAGTCCAATCATCATTTTTATCAAGGGTATAAATAATCCCGAAGATGTGATCACTTTCGCCGCCCTTGCGTATCCCCTCGAGTATTTCCACAATTTGCGTACGCTTCTCATAACACGGCGACTGCATATCAAACCCAGCCGTAGTAATAATCAACGTCATCGGCTGGCTTCTGGAACCCATGCCAGTGGTCATCGTGGTGTACAGCGAATCCGTGGCATGTTCGTGATACTCGTCAATGATGGCGCATGACGGCGAATCACCATCAACCGGATCACCAATGACAGGCTCAAATACCGAACCGTCCGGGCGAGTCATTTTTTTAGCCCACGGTTTGATGGAAAATTTCTTCCGCATCGCAGGCAGTTTTTGCACCATGAGCAATGCGGGCTGAAATACCTTCCACGCCTGCTTTTCTGTCACAGCACCACAATAAACTTCCGCGCCAAACTCCCCATCAGCACAGAACATATAATTACCAACGCCAGCCGCAATCAGGGATTTACCATTTTTCCGAGGTACCTCGACATAAATCTCAGTGAAGCGACGGAGTTTGTTTTTCTTCTTTAGCCAACCGAATCCAACAGCAAAGATAAATTGCTGCCAGGGTTCCAGTTTTATCTTTAGCCGCTTTCTCGCCCACTCACCTTTGGTGTGGGGCATTAACCCAATAAATCTACAGGCCCGCTCTGCTTTATCTTTATCAAACCGGTATGGGTAATTTTTATTCTTAGACTCAGCCAGATCATCAATATGACGCTGACAGGCAGCAATGACATATAAACCCGCTAGTATCTTTCCGCTGACCACATCCCGCGCATACTGATTTGCTGCATTTACGTGAGGGTATGTTGCCATAGTTAAAACTCGTCGAATTCGTTCTCTTCTTCCTCAGGTGAACTTCCCCCGGTCATTCTTATTCGGCTAAGGGGATCTAAACCGAGCAGCGAGCCGAGGCGCGCCAGTTGAGAAACACAGTCGTTACGGACGGCAACTGCCGGATGTTTTTTTAATCCACCGGTACCACCGAGATCAGCCAAACCTAAGTTCTCAAGATCCTTGAGAGCAAGCGCGGCGATAACTTTTTCGGCGGTAATCATCAGGTGAAAGGAATTGCAGTAGGCAAGTAACAGAGGTGCATCTTCTAATTCGAACGTGCCGCGCTCGATCAGGATTTTGCTTTGCGTTTTCCAAAGTCCGATCGCCGTCTCGCTCAATAATTCTTTTGGGGGAGCAATTCGGGTCAGACTGCTTTTATTTTTGGTGGGTAAATTCTGTTTTCTTCCCCCACCAGCAGCCCTCATCGCTGTTCCCATTGATGACTCCAAATGTTAAAAATTATCGAAAAAAGATTCCTTATTTCGAGTGCATAAAAATGTGCGGAGGCTGGCGGTACGGAAGGACAAGGGCTGTAGAGATTTTACCCGCCCCTCCCCTTGGTGCTATTTATCGCTATCTGATCCGCTCAACTGCGGTCTTTTTGCGGTGGTGAGGCCAGCACAGCAGTTCAAGGTTGGATGGTTCATCTGTACCGCCATGAGCCTTGGGAATAATGTGGTCAACCGTGGTACCCGACACCACCAGACCTTCCCGCAGACACTGCTGGCACAGCCCTTTGTCCCTGGCCTTTATCAGTGGTTTCAACTTATCCCAATTGGCACCATAGCCACGTTCATGCCTGGTCTTACCCTGCTGGTGGTTATCCCATCCTGTATTCTGATGCTCAGGACAATAACCAGAACTGTGAGTCGTAGTGTTGCGGCACCCATGCTTACGGCATGCTCGGGGGATTCGTGGTGGCATGGAGTTACTCCAAAAAAGAAAGCCACCAATGTTTAAAGTTGGTGGCTAAATATAATTCAGTTAACAAAATCCATATAAATTTAAGTGGGATTTATAACCTGCTTAGTTATATATTCAGATAGAGAAGATGCTAACTCAATAAATTCATTTGCTGATTTAGTATCAACTAATTCACCATACCTAATTAGCTTTACTAAATCGCCAATACTCTCATAATAATCTTTATCAGAATCACTTAAATAAACAGGTGCAAGAGATTTCATAGCTGCAATTCCAGATGCTCGATTCAAACTTTCCCCTAAAATAGGAAGTTGACGAATAGCAGCAGCCGTTATTGCAGTCAATTCTAGCTCTCTCCAAGACACCAATACTGCCGCTTCTGGATTTATATTAGCCAATATACAACTTTGAGCAAATGGCTCAGAGATATCATGTTGCAAGTGCATAGTTTTATCTGAGTAGTGATTTTTAAATTCACGTCTAACTGTAGCTAATTTAGCACTAAACTCTACTTCAAAATCTTTCGCCTTAACTTTAATAACCTTATCAATCAATGTATTAATTGACTTACGAAATAGAAGGCAAACAATTAGCAAAGTCATTGGCCATATGTACCACCTGCCAGAATTGAGGATCAATTGCATCCAGTAGTAAGAATCATCCATAAAACATTCTTTCTTTATCAAGTTAATATGTATTTATCATACTTAAATAAATAACTTTTGTAATAATTTATAACTCATTTTATGTGTTTTACCGCATTACTCCGCCAGCCAATAACCTCATCGAGCCGCCCCTTACAGATTCGCAACTCACGCTTCAACGTTAACGCATACAGCCCACTATCGCCCCAGGTGGTACCGACGAACTCCGGCACTTCGCATTCAGTTAATGCAGATTCTGGTGGGAACAATATGGGGCAAGTGACCGGTGGGCGTGATACCGACTTACTCGCGCAGGATGTTAATGCTAGCGTCAGGCATGCGCTGAATAGCACACTTATCATCTGACGCCGCCGCCAGAAACCGCTTAAGCCGATCTTCACTTTCATTGCGTAGTTTCCTTTCATTCTCTAGCTGGCGGGTTGTGGCTGCACGGTTAGCGGCGTCATTCGATTGGTATGCATCGATGATGTTACCCAGGGCAATGTTAGTCGCCTGCTCGGTAACCAGCTCTGCTTCCGTCTTATCCACCTTATTTGCCAGATGGTTACGATTGAGAAGCAAAAAAAGGAAAGCGGTAGCAACTAACGTCACTAGAGCGGCGCGCCAAGTAGTCATAGCTGTAGTTCCCGCTTAGCCAGCTCAAACCGTGACTTGCGGTCATTAATCCCGTTATTACCGCCATTAATAAGCTGGGTGACACGCTGAATATCATCAGCATATTGACCACAATTGCGGGATTGCCAGAACCAGGCAGCAGAACGAACAGCATTTAAATCGTTTAACAACTGGTCAGGATTGCTGATTAAGTCCAGTTTTAAGGCGGTACCACAGGCCCGGTAGTTATCTAAACCAGTAATCTGAATCAGGCCGCGACCGCGATACTTCCAACCATCACCCGCCGCTTTATTACCCATGCGGCCTGAGTAAACCAAATTAGCGATCGCTTGTTGTCGATTAAGTGGCACTGATTTTTCACCAGACTGACGCCCCAAAGCCGAAGCCTGATCCGCAGACAATCTTTTGCCGAACGTCGCCAGTAGGCCGTTAATGCTGTAATTGAACGACTCCACTAGCAACGTGAAGCTCGCAGACTCATGGCCTACTTGAGCAATAAACATGGCCTGTTGTAAGGGAGTGGCAATGCCAAACTCTTTCATTGCTTGGGTAATCGGCTGAATCCAACGCGTAGCAAGCTCGACGCTGATGTTAGCCGCCATTCTGAATTGATAAGGGGTCATGGTTTATACCTGAGGTTTAGTGTCGTCAGTACCGGCAATACGTTTGAGAAAGCGCCCTTCAATGGCCCTAATTGCCGATGCGCCAGACCAACCAGACAAACCAGCAACACCACCAGCTAATTCAGCAGTCCAATTTAATGAACTGGCAGCCAATAGAACTAACGCCCCGGCGAATATAGAAATGAAAAATTTCAAGATGAAAAATGACCAGCGAAACTTCTCGCCGTTAATGACTCTCCACGCGTAATTAGCGATTGTGCCAAGCGTTGTCATAAGCAAAACCAGCACAGTACCAATTATGCTGTATGTCTCCGGTTCTTTAATTGGCATCTTCATATCTCCCCCTCCCGGTCAGCGGGTTGGGCGCGTAGTTAAGGAATTTAGCCCACCAGTGCAGCCACTCATGCGGAGTAATGTGTGTGGAGTTGATTGGGTGACTGATGGGCTAAAACGAAAAAGACCACGCAATAGCGCAGCCTTAAAAATTGGACCATATCGTTAACGTCACCGACGTGGTTATGCGTGGGCTACTTAACGTTAATGACTTTGAATCCAATCACTGATAGTTGGGGGTTTAACTAATTCGATGCTGTTTTTCAAAACTGCACACCGCCCGGCTTTGACCTGATTTTCATTACAGCCTAACTCACGTAACTGGCGAGTAAGTTCAGGGTATTTCTGTTCGGTTTTTGGAACATTGCAAGCTAAGTTTGTTGAGTCTGCTGATGCTAGTGGGTAATTACCCAGCACCCGACCATCAAGCATTCGCAGTCCATGGATTTTTGTTGAGAATTTATTGCGGCAGTAAATCGCCTCAAAAGCCTCATCCATCCGCTGTCGCCATTCACGGGTGCGTATAACGGCATACTGTCCGGATGATCCAAAACACACGCGTGGCCATTCGCTACAAAGCTCTATCAAGCGGTCAATACTTTCATGCAAATGCCATACAGGTGCAGCTTTATCGCGAAATATTGATGGCAGTTTACGGATTAGTTCGTCGTTATCAGCCTCACCACCATCTACAACGTCGGGGATAACGAAAAAACCTAGTTTTTCATGAAAGTAATACGCCATAAGCCAGCGATAAAAGTCTGCCCAATCAATTTTCAACCCACGTCTCCATGCGCTGAACGCCCCATTGTCTATACCAACTTCATCCGAGTATTGAAAAGCGAGCCTGATTTGATCGGGGCGAACGTACGAAACAAACGAACCAGCTCCAGTTAACGCGATCCGACAAACATTGCCGCAATCACCCCAGATAGGTGTGCCATGAAAGTGAATTGTCATTAGAGGTAAGTATTTAGTTTTGACGAACGTCAGATGATGGAAATAAAAAAGGCCCACCGAAGTGAGCCTTGAATAAATAGAAGAAATTAAAACTATCGCTTAAAAAAATCTAATAGCCGTTTTCGGCATTTAAATACCAAATCGTAAATATTATTTGGGGCAGATTGAGTTAACAGGCGGAAATCATTAGCCATAGCCGATACAATCTCTTTTCGCTGTACATCTATGTCTTTTATTCGAACCCGTAGATCTGCTGTAAACTCAGCAATTTCAGCCCTTGTGCGGCTTTTATCAAGCATCACCAGATTCTCATCGCCAGGGGTTGTAACCATGAAAAAATCATAGATCCTATCGTTGAGCGATGGAACAACCTCACTCCAGCGTTTCCACTCATTTTCTCTGTGGAACTCTAATCCATGACGACACCAATGCATTTTTTCCAGATCTAAGCCGCGCGGGCTGTCGTCAATTTGAGTTAACAGATCATTTAAGAAATGAACTCTGAAAGGTTCATTACCTGGGGTAAAATGCATATGTGCATCAAGCATACTAGCAATGCCTCCTGCATAATTAATTAAATGAATCAGTGTGCTATCACAATTTTCTGATAATTTTTCCAAATGTGCAGCTTTGATTTCGAGTTCTTTTTTTCGTAGCTCATTGCGTAAAGTAAAGTTTGCCGCTAACCAAACAGCAGCTAACGTTGCTAACGGAGTGATCACATCTTTAAAATCCATATACCGTTCCCTTGATTAGCTTATACAGCTAGTTAGCTTACAGTTTTTTTGCTCCTAAACAGCGACTAATTCACTCCCCATAAACTACAAAACCCCGCCGAAGCGAGGTTTATTTGACTGGATAAGCGCTACTGCACAACCAACTCTTATCACACTAGAACACTTTATGCGTAGCGCACTAATCCTTTTTTATCATTTTCATGAATATGTTGAATTTGGGTGTATGGGTCCATTTCAAGAACAGCGCCAGTCATTGCCAAGCAACCATCTATAAAACCCTCTGCCACCTGCATCTGCTGACGAATTCGACCCTCAGACACTTTGTATTGCTTCGCTATCTGGCGCTTTGAAACACCAAGTCTGTAATGTAAGCAGATAAGCGAGTATTCATACATTAAGCGCCGGGCCTTTAACTGACCTACTACCGAGTCAATGATCAGGCCATCATCATCACAGCAGGATTCTTGGCGGTTTGAAACGTCGGGTAGTAACCCTTTAAAACCTGCAGCTATAGGTGAGTAATCAACACCAGAACTATCACGCGCCCAAACACCCCAGCGCGCCAAAACTAACGAAATATCTCTCATGCTGACTCTCCTGTGTAATCGGTCCGCATACCGTTTACTGAATTCATAGTTTTTACTCCACACATTCTGACCATTAGGCCATTACTCCGATCGAGATAGACCGGTCCATAAAATGAAACCACAGCTCAATTTGGCTTCCATGCTCCGCTTCCCACACACGCATATCAGCATGCAGCGCGTCATGACAGAGACGGCAAAGAGGAATAGTGAAAAGGTCATGTGCCTTAGTCCCCATGCCGCCCTGTCCATGCCCAATGATGTGATGAGGGTCACCCGCTGAACTACCACACCCGCAGCACTGTTGGGACTTAACCCACTTGAGCCACTTGGCACTTTCCCATCGATGCCGCTTCGGAATACGCATAAAGCTGGCTGGTGGCTCATCATCAATTTTCAGCGCCAGCACCTTCTTAACCTGTTCCACTTTGGTTTCAATGATTTGTGTCGGGTTTGGCGTCCAAGTGATATCACTCTCCCTCGTTGGCCCTGATTTCATCACTGCTGGCAACATCCGCAAACTTGCTCGAGCAATTGAGTCGGGGAGCAAGTCGGAAACCTCATTAACGACAGCCCACCAGCATAATTCCGGCAATGTTAGCTGGTGGCCCTCAGGAAGCCGAAAATGGCTGCATATTGTCGATATTATCCAGGTGATGAGATTGCTGGTCGCCAGTTGGTTCAATCGGGGAAGTGTATGCTCTCTCAGCTTATTATCATGATGCCAACACAAACGAATCGACCGTTGGCCATAGCGCAATATCGTGAGATTTTGAACGTGTGAATCATCCGGATCATGCCATTGGCACTCTTTCAGTTGCTTAACCCATGCCTCCAGTACTCGAGGCCCACCAGCGGCATTAATAACACGCTCATGCTCAAAAAATGGTAGCAAGCGCGGATCATTAGCCAGTTGCTGATCGGTTGTTGGTAACCGACCTGATGGAAGTGCTTTAAATTCCTCCGGTTCAGTGGCCACCAGCAAGCGCCCAGATAAATATGGCAGCAGTTCAGCACCTGGCTTCAATATCACAACACCAAGTTCCTGCTGGATAAATGGGGTTAACAATGCCCTCATGCGGCACCTTTCTTAGCCAGATACTCAGCCCATAAGCCACCAACCAATACCAGGGAATCACGTTTATTGAACCGATACTCAAAATACTGGTTACCGTTGTGCTCAAAATCGAACTGCGCCAACGGCGCGGTTAAAATACCGCCAGCACATAGGCGTTCTGCAGAACGTTTGACATCGCTGTGCTTACTGTTCACCAGCACAGCGATTTCACGACTGCTCATAGTCACAACAGAATTGGATAGTTTCATGCTGCCACCTCACTGTCTGGTGTTGGAATAATTTCAGGAATATTTTGTGGCTGGTTTTGTGGTGCAGCCAGAATAGTGGCAGGGGTTAATTCCAGACTATTGATGCACTCATTACCCCAACTATCCCAGCCCTCGGCCTGTGTTCTGGCGAACAGCTCAATGCGGGGAACATCACCCAGCAACTGAACCAGCAGATCACGGAAAATATCAGGTTTGGCACTGTGTTCACCGCGTGGCGCGGTCTGGTGCTGACAAATAGCCGCATTCAATCGTTCAGGTAAACGACCTTTAACAGCAAACAACATATCTTCACTATTAGCGCGGGTCATATGGCCCATGCCGATCGCGCTGTTCCCTTTTAATTTATTGGTCTTGTGCCAGGTGAAGCCCTTCATGGTCATTAACCGGAATCCCCAAGCCTCAACAACCTTTAATGCTTCAAGCGGTTGAGTTGGCACCCACCACATAGCAAGTAGGCAGCTTTCACCAGCCAGTTCCCATATAGGCAGACGGCAGATATCAGCAAGGCCCATAGTCTGATATTTGAAATCGACACCGCGCTTACCGCTATTCGCTTTGTCACGATAGGTCCACGGTGGATCGGCATAAATAACTTGATAGGTCATGATGCAAGCCTCCGAAGTTCGTTCTCACTGACCTGATCAAGTGCCTTGGCCCAGATACCGTTCCATTCAATTCGTGCGGAGGTTTCATTCATACGACCAAGACCGCCTGCCAATGAGAGAGCGGCTTTTTCCACGCTGTTTTGAGCCTTACCATGACGTAAAATCAGTCGGTTGAATGCCTCTTGCCTTGCAACCGTGTCCATCTTTGGTACTTTCGGGAGGTCATTTGCGCGGAGTTCTTTAACGGACAAATAGCACTTTTCAGTGATCAGATAATCAAAGTTCTTGCGGCGCCACGTCTTACCCGATGATGTGTCAGGGCGGTCCTCCAACATCCAACGGCATTTCTTTGAGATATAGCGCAGATAGGCAGACCATTTTTCCAGATTGAGATCGTATTTTTTCCAGAGAGCACGGAGCTTTGTTTGACGGTCTTTCGTCATATCCAGCACTCCCGGCATTTCTGGCAGCGTTGCGTGGTAAGCCTCCAACACCGCTGAATAATCGATTTTTAAAGAATCAACTGGCTGCGGGTCGGTTGCCGTAGGCGACTGACCAATAGTCTTTGTATTTGACGGATCTTGTTTTGAAGTTAATGACGGATCGGGGTCAACCATTGGGGGGTTGTTTGGCTGACTTTTATCAACCGCTGACCCCTCAATATTTGATAGGTCAACCATTGACCCCTTAACTATTGACCCCTCAATATTTGGGGGGGTAGTTTTTGAAGGTTGCTTCTTCTCTTTGCGGTAGTGTTGTTTAGCCGCGCTAGCCGCCAGCTCCAACTTTTCAACATTAAGAATGTAAAGGTTACTTAAATTGCGACCGCCAACCTTGCGCTCTTGCTTAACCAACCAACCTTCACGCTCAAGCTCATCAATTGCTGACGATACAGTGGTTTTACTTTTAGCCCCGATCTGCTGCTGGATGGTTTCTACCGCTGGCCACGATACGCCTTCGTCATTACTGTAATCAGCCAGACGAGCCATAACAGCAACACGGGACAGAATTAGCCCCGCAAAGGCACAACCCTCCCAGACTAGGCCGTGTAATTTGCTGCTCATACAACCGCCTTATATTCTTTCCTGAAACGCCGGATGGGTATTGAACACTCATGCTCATAGTCATCACGACGAAAAATGACTTGCCCCGTTGCGTTGTCGTAGCCAATAACGTGAACACGAACGCCGCGCTTATCGTTGTAATAACGATCGAGTAATTGGATTGGGTTGGTAGTAGTTGAGCCGGGATTTGTCATACGCGCCCCCACTTACGGCAGACCACACCCACAATTCCATGCGCCCTGCTGTGGTTGCACGTTACCCACCGGCCCTTTATCATTCGTTCATACCGGAACGGACTGACACAAATGCAACGCAGTTGCGGAATAGAACGTTTAGCCGCTACAATGTTCATGCGTTAATTACTCCACACGTTTAGTTAATGCACCCGACGCCTCAGTGCCGCACACTGGGGCGTCACCCCATAACATCACCGTGACAGCCACAATCTCTGCAATAATTGACTGCGCTTTATACCCCTTAGCTTTTAACCTCTTAGTCTCGTCACTATCTAAAACGCCATCAGCCGTAAACTCATTGTGCGCACGACCAAAATCACCCAAAGCCACCAGCAGATCGTTAAATTTGATAAGCAGCTCATCATTGCCAATGTCATTCACTTCCGGCAGTTTCACGAACACACCACCAGCACGCTTACACATCGCCTCTGTGATATCGGAACGGCCAGAGATTGATTCCATTTCTACCGCCATCCCCAGTGGCACTACCTGCCCCGCCAACTGGCGAACGCGGTTACGCAATGCATTCTCGGTACCGGATAGTGGGCATAACTGTTTAGCCATCGCGTCATACTTGCCCGGCGTCTGAGTTATCAGTTGGTGTATTGCGTCACTGATATCCGGTTGGGTTGGAAAGTCTTTGTTATCCACAATGTTTCTTCCTATCTGGTGGTTTTATTTAATTCAGCTTTTACAGATAGTTCCTCTTCGACCCGAATTGTTTTTGAGTCAGGATGAGGAAAGAGATTAGGCAGGTCAGGGCGAATTTGATGTGCTTGCACCTCGCCATTGGTAGCGTCAACGAGAGACTTAACATTTCTCGGGGCTACCTTTGCTTTACCGCATAGCCACTTCTGAACGGCTGCCTGAGTAACACCGCACGCTTCCGCTAGTCTCTTTTGAGTTCCAACAATTTGAATTGCCGTTTTAATTACATTACCCATTTTAATCACCTTTGTTGTATTTAATTGCAAATATATAACCAAGGTTGTTTTTAAGCAACAACAATAGTGATTTGACGGGGTATAACTAAGGTTGTATTTTGCGAGGATGGGAATGACACTTGCACAAAGATTGAAAGTAGCCATGCAGGAATCAGGGTTAACTCAGGCAGCATTGGCTGAGAAAGCTGGGGTTTCACAAGCTGCTATACAAAAAATTACGTCCGGTAAAAGCCAGAGCACCACTAAGCTACTGGAAATCTCCCGCGCACTCCACGTCCGCCCCGAATGGCTTGGAGAAGGAGTTTTACCGATGAGAGAATCAACTAAAACAATAAATCAGGAATCAAATATTCCCCCTGAAAATGAATGGGGAAATATTACCCCTTGGGATAGCAATTGTCCCATTCACGAAAGCGAGGTAGAAGTGCCATTCTTACGTGATATTGAGCTTGCTGCTGGTGACGGTAGCTTTAGTGATCAAGACTACAATGGTTTTAAACTTCGTTTTTCGAAATCTACTTTGCGGCGAGTTGGTGCTCAGAAAGATAATGTCATTTGCTTTCCAGCCTATGGAAATAGCATGGAGCCAATTTTACCAAGCGGTACGACGGTAGCTGTTGATTGCGCAAATAAAAAAATTGTCGATGGAAAAATATATGCAATCAATCAAGACGGATTAAAGCGTCTTAAACTTTTATATCGTATGCCAGGAAATAAACTAAGTATCCGCAGCTTTAATAAAGCTGAGCATCCAGATGAAGATGCTGATGGGGATACCGTAGAAATTATTGGCCGCGTATTTTGGTGGTCAGTTCTGGATTATTGATAGCTCTCACTTCTAAGCAGTTCAATGAGGGTAGGAGTGTCATTCAACCTAAGATTTAAAGGAAAACATGAAGATATTCTCTGAGAAATTAAGGGCGCACTCTGATCACGTAAAAAAAGTGAGCCATCATTGTTCTACCGAAGAAACCACTAAGCAAGCATTAATCTTGCCAATGTTAGATATTCTTGGCTTTAACTCTTATGACCCCACAAAAGTTAAAGCAGAATATGGTGCTGACTTCCCTGGTGTTAAAGTAGGTGAACGAGTCGACTATGCTCTATTTTGCCACGGCGTTCCTGTCATGTTCATTGAAGCTAAGGGCTATAATCAAAAACTTGATAACCATTGCCCTCAACTTTCTAGATACTTTAACGCGACACCTGAAGTCACCATTGCAGCTATAACTAATGGCACCCAATGGCGTTTCTTTACTGACCTTAAGCAAAGAAATATTATGGATGCTGCTCCATTTCTACAAATTGATGTAGATGAAACATCGGACTCTGATGCGCACCAGCTATATCAATTCCGCCATGACCAGTTCCAACCAGAAGCACTTCGAACCTTAGCAGAAGAAAGCATTTATTTATCAGCATTTACTGATGTTATCAGTGATAGCTTAAGGAATGTTGATGGTGACTTTGTTCGCTATGTTGCAAGTCGCTCGAGCGTACAACGGCAGTTGAACCAAAAATTCCTCGACACAATTACACCATTAGTAAAAATGGCAGTAGAGCGGGCTGTTAGTGCAATGGTTGTTTCTGGGCTATCGATGGCTTCTAACAAAGACAAAGATATTGAAACCGCACTAGCACCTGAGTTGAAAAAACTTGATGAAACAGCGCCAGTCATAGACCCTGAAAATTCAAATATCGTTACTACACATAACGAAAGGCAATTTTTTAGCAATATTCAACTTTTACTTGGTGATCAAGCGGATATTTCGGCAAAAGACACAGCTAGTTATTACAATATTCTTTGCCAAGGAAAATCAAACCGTTGGATTGTGCGTTATTTTGATAGTAAACAGCGTCCGTCGATAATATTACCAATCGAATTAGATACAAAAGCTATCGCAGAAGTTGAGAGAGCAGGACTTGAACTCGCTCCCGGCAATCAAATTATAATAGATCGTCCTGAAAATATTTTAAGATTGTCAGGGCTAATCTTGGATTCATACAATTATTGCATGGACGACGATAATTTTAGAAACAAGAAAAAATAGTAACCTATTCCCCCTCCTCGCTGGAGGGGCGTATGTCACAGCCCTACTCCATAAAATCCTATCTAAACTCAGCATCATTACTTGATTAACCTCTAAAACATTCAAAAAAACACACGCAAATTCAACCTAATAAAATACAAAAAAATCCAGCACCACACCAAATACAACCAAAGTTGTTGACATGAATACAACTAAAGTGTTTAATTGCTTTTATCAACAGCGAACACACAACAGGATGGCTTGATGGACATTAGCGGAGTGAATGAAAAAGGTAATGCGAAGGTCTTTTGCTCTTTCTGCGAAAAGCCTAGTGAAGAACTCACTTTTCTGGTGGCGAGTAAGTTCGCGGCGATATGCTCTGATTGCATCGCCTTATCCGTGAAAATAATAGCAGGTAAAGCAAATCATCACGCTGCCACTTCATCTGATATGACCATGACGGCAGATATTGATGAGAAAAAACCTTACCTCCTGTCAGGAAAGGTGGTTTTAGATATGTGGCGCGGTGTGAAACAGCAAGCAGAAAACCAGATTGACTTCCTTTTCGCTGACCGCGAGACGAAAGACCAAAAAGGCGCTTTGTCAAAATGGGTCGTGGTTGTTTTCGAGGATCGTGTGTGTTTCAGCCGATTTGAAAATGGCGCAAGAATCGAAGGTTATGCGCCGGTGCCAGTAAGTAAAGCGGCGGTCTATGCGGCGGCTATTGTGAATGGTCTTCGACCACCAAGAGATCTTTATCAGTGCGATATACCGACTGATTAAATTCAATTTGTAGCAAATTTGGAGCCTGTTCTTTAACTCGATAGTAGTCAAGACCGCCGAAATAAACACGAGTTTCCGGTGGGTAGCCTTTGAAGCGTTCGAGTAAGGTTCCAAGATCGATAGTATGGCTTTCAACAATTTCTTTGAATGACATGCGGAATTCCTCTTTGTTTGTGGTGAACAGAGGATATCACGCGCCGGGCGTGGCTAAAAATCCCGGCACTTATTCGTAGGGTTAACAGTGTGGAGTAATCAGAATGGAAATCAGCAAAAAAGATAGCGATAAACTTGAAGGCAGGACATTTAACCTACCTTCCGGGCTTAAATACCAGGCTATTAATGAATGTGAAATTGCATTGATTCGTTTGTTGCTCGAGGACTCCAAAGAACTCCAGAAACTTAAACCTAATGCAAAAACCAACCAAAACATACGCCTCGCTGAGTCGATGCTGAGTAATCAAGCAGCCGTGAAGCGTGGTTATTACACCAGTAAAAGCCTTTGTGAAACGGATAATTAAAACAGGTCGCCTGGTTTTGGTGATAGCGGATCAAGCAGCGCCAGTGTTTGTTTGAAAATTAGTTCTTGTTGAGGTTCTAAACCACCACGACCAAGACGCTCTCGAAAATAAAGAATGTGTCCTTCTAGATCTGTAGATGATGGCCCGCCATTTTCAGTAATTGAAGTTGCAAGACGCGTAATGGCAAGTTCCATAGCTTTAAGACGAATGTTTATGTCTTCATTGTTCACAGAAAAATCCTCCTTATTGTAGGGACTTTGAGGATACCACCGCCGCCTGAGGTGGAGAAGTAACCAGGCACAGATTTAATCCATTGCTGTGCTGTGTCTTTAGCGGCTGCGCCTGCCAACACCAGATTAGGCCAGCCGCCCTTTTCACACAGAGAAGTGCTCCGGGCGGGTTATCCCTTTAAACCCGCACAGTATAAAGCCCCCGAGCCGGTGCACTTCTCTGTGTGTGGAGTAAACAACGCAGTGCGAACTGCATTACTGAGGGTCGCCCCGATGAGTGAAGAAAGAAAAACCGTGGTACCGGAGTTTCTTGGTGAACTGGATGCCGGTATTTTTGAAAATAAGTTATCGGCTGCTTTTAATGTCGTCGCGTTAGGTGTTTTAAATAATGGCGGGAAAGGTAAAGTCACCGTTGAGTTTGATTTATCTCGTATAAGTAATTCAGTGGAAGAAAAGCGCGTAATGATCGCCCATAAACTGAAATTTACTACCCCAACACCTCGCGGTAAGTCCTCCGAAGAAGATACGACCGAAACGCCTATGTATGTTGGGAAAGGCGGCAAGCTGGCAATTATGCAGGAAGATCAGGGCCAGTTATTCACAATTAAGGGTGATGCTGACGGTAAATTAAAGACCGTTAATTAATTGCCATTACGGAACACTATTAATTAAATGATTAAGGACTATATATGTCTCAACAATTAGATTCATCAGCTATCACCCAAATTCGCGATATGGTTTTAGCATCATCAGTTGAACACAAATTAGCTTCTACAGCTTGCGATACCATCGCTTTACCCGCTAGCGTTTCAGTTAAAAGCCTTGAGCAATTCCAACTTGAGCGTTACCGCTTCCGGGGTTCAATGGAAACCAGCAGCATTGATGAGTATGTAAAATATTCATCTGGCTATGCGGGTGACGGTGTCCGCTGTTTCATTGATGCAGATGAAATGCGCGCACAAACCATTTTTAATATTGGCACTCTGGAAAATCCAGGTCATGCCGATAACACGGCTAGTTTATCACTCAAAAAAACAGCGCCATTCCGTGAACTGCTTAATATTGATGGTCGCAAACAGACTCAGAAAGAACTTGCTGAATGGCTGGAAGATTACCGTGAGTTCTTGCTGGCCTTTGATGCTGATGGTGTAGTGCTGGATATAAAGAAAGCCGTTGGTGCCGTTCGCCGTATTACCATTGAACAAACCAGCTCTGCTGATCATGAAGACCAAGATTTCAGCGCGAAACGATCTGTAATGGAAAGTGTGGAAGCCAAAAGCAAAGATGTTATGCCAGCGGCATTTGAATTTAAATGTGTTCCTTATGAGGGATTAGGCGAACGTCGATTTAAATTGCGCTATAGCATTCTCACCGGCGGCAATGTTCCCGTTTTAGTATTGCGCATTGTTCAACTGGAAGCGGAAGAAGAAAAGATTGCCGTAGAATTTCTTGAATTGCTTACCGCTAAATTTAAAGACGTCGAAGTTGAAACCTTTATTGGTAAATTCAAAGCGTAATTAATTAAACCCTAACTTATTAGTATCACTTCAAATATCCCAGCAATGGGGTATTTGGCGGGGTATTACCTAAAAACCGTGTGGAGTATATTTATGTCTTATATTACGACTTATTCAGGGCTGGACTTTGATTATCTAAAACCACTGGCCAGTAGTATTTGTATTGAAGATATCGCGCAGGCGTTATCACATGAATGCCGCTTTGCCGGTCACCTGCCGAATTTCTATAGTGTGGCCCAACATTGCTTGTTAATAAGCACGATAGTGCCAGAAGAATTTGCCCTTGAAGCCTTACTGCATGATGCAACCGAGGCATATTGCAAAGATATCCCCTCACCTCTTAAACGCCTACTGCCTGATTACCAGGTTATTGAGCAGCAGGTCGATACCGTCATTCGTGAAACCTTTGGGTTGCCTGCCGAAATGTCCGCGGTCGTCCACTACTGCGATCTGGTGATGCTGGCCACCGAACGCCAGGAACTGGACATTGATGATGGTAAAGAGTGGCCGATGTTGGCCTGTATTCCATTGGCAGAAATGGCAATAGTGCCAATGTCATCACGGGATGCGCGGATCGCTTTCTTGGCTCGCTTCAATGAGCTAACCGGGGCCATAGCATCATGATGTACGGCCTGTTTTTACTCGTCTGCTACACATTCCAGCCGTGCCAATACGAGCCGCAAGGCTACGTCTATCCGGATGATAAGAACTGTATAGCCGACATCCAGCAACAAGGTCTACCACCTGAATATGAATGCCTTCCGGTGGATGGCGTTCTCTATGCGAGGAAACAGTGATGATCAAGACAATTACAGTGGTACCAGTTGAACGTGACGCATTGGGTTTCTGGACTCATCCAGATTTCTTTGAGCCAGCAAACGGGAATGAATTTGTGGTCGAAGGTGAATTTGACGCGTGGAAAGCATTAAACCGTGTCGTCGGTAAGCTTGAATGGATGGGGTGCGAAGAGAGCGCCGAAGAGCTACAGGCAGCATACGACGCTGGAGATTGTGATCTCAGCATGTGGCAACCCACTCCACCAGCAGGTGATGGTTGGTTTATGGCTTCTATCCATGACACAGAAGATGGGCCGGTCTGTTACTGGTTACGCCCTATCGAATGCGATCCCGAAGCGTTATCAGCCCACCGAGAACGCTGCCACCTTGATGCATTAAAAATAGAACTGATCAATAAGCATCAAATTGCAGTTACAGCCGCGCATGAATATTTTGCGGCGTGTGACCTGGGTGAGGAACGAATTTTTGCAGCGGCAATTTTTGAACGGCTGCGTGTGGCCACTAGAAAACATCAAGGTGACCTATGAGCTTTCAACTAAAGTTCGAACAAAAAGGCGACTTTCAAGCCTGGTACGCATGCCAAGCGTGGCTTAATGATCGTGGCTACAGTTACGGCCAAACATCTGCTCGCGCACCGGGGGTCGGTGTTCTTAAGGGTGATTTCTGTATCGCCAAAATGCACAACCTGACAAAACAGGAAATTAAACAACTGGATGGAAGGGTTGACGGTGATTTCCGAGAAGGGCCGGTGACACTGCGGTTAAAAGTCGCGCCAAAAGAAAAGCACGATAAGGAATACTTTGTTATCAGCCTTAATCACAATCAGCGTAGTGATTCATACGTTATTTTATGGGCCGAAAATAACTCAGGTTATCAAGGCAGAATTGAATCAGCGGGCCGGTACTCGGAAGAAAGAATTCTTTCTAATCTTGGCTATTACAATTGCGGTTGCAGCGCTATCGCCGTTCCGTGTGAGGTTTTAGAGCGACTAGCTGAACCTGTGAGAAAGGGATTCTTTGATACTGATGATGGCCGCTGGGTGGTGAACTGCCGCAAGAATTGGGTGGATATTCTAAAGCACACAATCTGCAAACCTCAGCATAAACCCGAGCCTGAATACAAAGGTTCACGCCGTAAGCAGGAGGCATGATGGATAAGCATATCGAAGAGCTAAGTAGCAAATCTCGAATTGATCGCATTAAAAGTAAATTTGAATTAGCTAAGTCATATGGATTTGACCAGTTAACCGTCCCAATGCCAGATTTAGAAGCACTGCTAGCCCAACTGGAAGCGGTACAGAAAGAGCTTTGCAGGGCAGAATCTAGAGGCGTTGAAAAGTTAGCTAAAGCATTCCAGTCGTGGGCTGGTGAAGGTTTCGGTGATTACGAGGCCGAGCGGCATTGGGCTGTGGCTAGTAAAGAAGCATTGAGTTTCGCCGCCAGCCTGAGGAGTGAACAGAATGCAAGTTGAGAAAACCATTCTCGATATGTGTTGCGGCTCTCGTATGTTCTGGTTCGACCGCACCAACCCTAATGTTGTTTTTGGTGATATCCGTAGTGAGTCACACACTCTCTGTGATGGTCGCAGTCTTGAAGTTAAGCCGGATGTACTGCTTGACTTCCGCGACCTGCCATTCAGCGACGAATCATTCAACATGGTTGTATTCGACCCACCACATCTGAGTCGCGCTGGTGAGAACGGCTGGCAGTGCAAGAAATACGGCGTACTGAACAGAGATACATGGCGCGATGATTTAGCCGCTGCTTTCCGTGAAGCCTTTCGGGTGCTGCGCCAGCATGGAACGCTGATATTCAAATGGAATGAAACGCAGATACCGACCCGCGAGATATTGGCCCTCACCGACCATAAACCGGCATTTGTCCACCCGTCTGGCGCCAGAGCAAAAACTCACTGGATATGCTTTATCAAAGATGGAGTAACAACTGATGAATAACATCGACGAGCTAAGAGAGCACTGCGAAGAAATGATGGCTATCTCCCCCCTACGGCATGCGTTCATCCCAGCATCATCAATTATCACTCTGATAGATAGAATTGAGAAAGCAGAAGCAGCGTTATCAGCGGCAAACGAGAAACTACTTGTGCCTGCTGGTTATTGCCTCATGCCCGAGTCACTGACGGCAGAAAACGGAGCTAAAGGCGCTTTAAGCGGTGAATTTTTCACAGAGACAGATATTACATGTGAGAAGTGTGGCGGCAACTATGACGAACATTATTCGTGTGAGCGCTGTAATGACTTGGGAGTTCAAACGGTAAGGACAGTAATTGGATGGTCAACCATTAAAGCCATCTACAAAATGGCAGTAGACACCACAGCCATTCGTCCTACCGGTTTTAAGATCGAGGGGAATGCAGATGCTGAGTAAAGAGCAGTTGGAAAAGCGGATTGCAGAAATTAGGAACATAGCCAGTGAAATGAAATGGTCGTCAGTTGAACATGGTCAGGTGGCACTCAATGATGCGGAGGCATTAGAGGAACTGCTATCACTGCGTGAGCAAATTAAAGCGCTTAAACAGCAGAAACCTATAGGCCAAGTCATTAGCTGTAACGGCAATAAAACCCTCGGTTGGATTAATGACGCACCAGAAAGCACCTTGTTATTCACAGCAGCCAAACCAGCAGAAATACCACGCCATATTTTCTCAATGCTAGTAAATGAATTACGCGACGTTCCTGTAATTGGCTGCAAGCGGGAATTGATTATTAGTGTGCTAAACCGTCACGGCGTTATTGCTGAGCCGGTACAGCTTGATCCACCAGCAACAGAATGATTTTTCACGGCCTACGTGCGGTGGGCCTTTAAATAAACAGTGTGGGGTATGTATGAATACAACATTTTTGTTAATGGCTGAGTTTGAAACATCAACGATCCCGCTGTCCGATATTGCTGAGCGCTATTTCGGTATGAAGCCTGCAACAGCAGATAAGAAAGCTGGCGCTGGTGATCTGCCGGTTCCCACCTTCCGTATCGGTGACTCACAAAAGGCTCCCAGAATGGTGCACGTTAACGATTTAGCGGACTTTATTGATAAGCGGCGCGGGGAGGCAAAAACAGAGTTGGCGCGGATCAAACAATATTGA